CGCGCCAGCCAGCCCCTTGTACAGGTCCACGTGACCGAAGATCCGCTGAAAGCGGAACCCGTCCGGGATGAACTGGAGGTCCACCAGACCAGCTTCGACGGCCGCACTCAGAGACAAGCCTGTCCACCCAGTTGCGACCGTGGCTAGCGCGGTGATACCGCCCATCGCGGCCAGGATCAGCGCGGCCGTCTTGGTCTCCTTGGCGATGTTGAACGACCGATCGAACTCGCTCAGGATCAGCCCGGAAACGACCGGGTTACCGCCCTGATCCGCCACCTCACGAGTGATGTGGACGCGGCCCGAGACGGGAGCCGGGGTCACGGTCGCGCCGGCTGCGGTGACGATGTCCCGGGACTCCGGGTTCACGTCCTCGGCATGGTCGGCAACGCCAACGTCCGTGTTGGTCCGGTCCAGCTTGGACCAGAAGAACGGGGTGACGCTGTCGAGCGAGCCCTTGACGAAGTAGTCGAACAGCGGGCTTGCCGGCGTAGCAGCCTGACCAAGGAACAGGTCCGGCCGGTACTGGCTCGGGTTGATCGCCGCCGTGTCCGCCGTGGTGGTCGGCTGGTCCGCGAACTGCGGGCTTGCCATCCGCGCCCCAGTGAACTCCTGGAGTCGCTTCAACGCAGCGCCGTCGCCGTCCTTGCCAGCGGCAAGCAGGTCGGTCGCGAAGTCGAATCCGGACGGGGCGGGCTCACTGCCAGCGAACCGGTAGATCGGCTCCTCCTGGACCTGGAGCTGCGCCGTGCCCGGACCAACCGGAAGCTTGATGTCCTTCAGCGCCGCAAGCTCCGCAGCCTGCGCTTCCACCCTAGCCATGAGCGCATCGCCCTCGGCTTTGGTGAACGCGATCGGCGCAGCGTTGGCGGACGTGAACGCGGCCAGGACGGTAGGGTCACAAGCCGTGACACCAGCCGCGTGGATCGCACCGCACATGGTGCACTTCATGATTGTGTTCCCTTCGTCGTCGTCCACGGCCGATGCCGCAACGCTTGTGATGTTCGCGCCCTTGAAAGCGGGCTTCGGAACCACGGCGGCCCCGGTGACGATCGCCGCCGTCGCCTGCTGTACGCCGTCCTTACCAGCAGTGAAGTCGCCCTCCACCTCAGCGGAGAAAGCCTTCAGCACGCGGTCCTCGGCCAGCGCCAACACGCGATCGCCTTCGGGGGTGCGCGCGATCCGGAACTGCGCCTGGACCCCCTGCGGTCCGGACGTGAGCGAGGTGGCCACACCCACTTGCATGTAGAGCGACTTGCCATCGTGGCCATAGTTCAGGACCACCTCGCCGGGGTCGTCGGGGAGCATGACCGTACCGGCCGCGAACGAGAACCGATTGGTCTTGCCGGTGGTCGGATCCATCGTCGGGCCGGACACCTCGCCATACGGGATCAGTACCCCGGTCAGCGTGCGGCCGGCCGCGTCAACAGCGAACGACGCCACCGCGAACGACAGGACACTCTTACCCATTGCTGGCCACCTCCTGTGGCAGTGCGGCTGGAGCCGTCTCGTACGACGGACCAGTGTTCGGATCCAGGCCGCGTTTCTCCCGCGCCTCCTCCGGGGTCAGGACATGGGCACCGATCAGCACCGCGTCCGTGGTCGCGGCCGTCTGGTCGTCCAGGCGGAGGTACGACGACGTATCGAACACCACGCGGTAGCCGCGCGGGGTCACGTCCTCCATCGAGAGCCGGCCTTCGATCGCCGTCATGTACGGACCGAGCACGGACTCCAGCCTGTCCCTGCGCCGGTCCTGCGCGTTGAAGTACGTCCGGCTGGTCGTGGACACCGACAGCTCCTCAGCATCGATCCCGGTCAGCCGGGCAATCTCCGTGATAGCGAACTCACGGGCTGCGGACATCTGGAGCTGTTCCGGGTTGAACCCGTCGCGGTTGTACTTGAGGTGGTTCGGGACGAACGCGGTACGGCGGAGCCGGCGCGCGGTGGCCCAGTCGTCCAGAGTGTCTTGGACCTCTTCGTCCTCCGGATCGTCGCTGTCGTCGCCGGCCGTGAACCAGTCGATCGGCGGAGCGCCGTCCACTGCCTGCATGGAGATCCGGGCCAGTGCGATGTAGGCCCGTATGCCGGCCGATGCGGTGAGCAGGCCGCCGTTCGGGGAGTCGATCCGGATCAGTCCCGGGATGTCCGGCCACACCTTTGCCTGCCCGTACGGGTAGCTCACGTATTGCGGGACGACGGTGACCGTATCGGCGCTCAGCCGTACGACTTCAGCGGGCTTGCCGTGCCACCCGACATGGGTCACGTTCCACCATGCGCGCTCGGTCAGCAGCATGTCCTCCACGGTGCGGGTCATGGTGACCGACCGCGCGATGCCGGACTCTGGCTGGCTGAGTAGCGACCAGTCCTGCGGCTTGCCGTCCGGATCCAGCAGGCAGAGCGGGAACTGACCGATGCCACCGCAGATCAGGTCTCGAGCTCGCTTGACCGCAGGGACAGCCAGCGCCTCTTGCCGACTGATCGCCGCACGGCCGTAAATGTAGTCGTCCAGCGTCGGTAGACCGTACAGAACGCCCGAGTCGATATCGACCCCGAAGCGTCGCGGCCCAACGGCCGGTGACAGTGCCGCGCGTACGGCGGGTTCGCGACCCGTCAACGTTGCCCATAGCCCCATGAGACGGAGTGTAAGCCATGACTTACACTACCGGTGGGTAACTCACGCGGACGCTGTGATGATGCGCCGCCCGCCCGACCGCTTGCGCCGCGCCGCGCCGGCCGCCCAGACCGCAGTCTTGACCGCGTCGAACCGGCCCGTGCTGACCATGCGCGGTCCGTCCGCACCTGGCATGGTCCGCGCGGCCAGCGCCTGTCCGGTCAGCAGCTCGCCCCCATCGTGCAGAAAGGCGTCCTCACGGATCAGCCGGCCGAGCTCGAGCACGGCCGCCGCCGCACGGCCGGATGCCTTGCGCATCTTGAGCCCCTTCAGCGCCGGGTCGTCCAGCAGGGATTCACCAGCCAGCACGACGCGCCGCTTGAACCCGGACTGCCGGATGACGGCCGCCGCCGCCGTCAGGTCCGGCGCGTCCGTGGACCGTACGACGATCCGGCCGTCCTCCAACCGCCATGCCAGCGTGACCGAGATCCCGTCACCGAACCACGACTCCAGCGCAGCCGCGTCCGGCACCTGATCCGGGACCGGATGGGTGAGCTCGCCCCAGTCCTCCTCGGTCACGGCCGCGTCGCCCCGGTCCTGCCGGCGCGCCTCCAGACGCCATACGTTCAGGTACTGCGCCGTGAACCCAGCCATTGGGTCCGGGTCGTCCGCCTCCGGATCCGCCTCACCGGCCAGCGCCCGGGCGTACTTGTTCGTGATCATCCGGCGACGATCCTCCGACCAGTGCGGCGATGCCGCCCGCCACACCTCCGGGTCACCGGGGTCAGCGTCAGCCGGCGCAGCCCACACGATCAGCAGCGTCTCGGGATCCTCCATCGTCAGCGCAGTCTTCAGGAACTGGGGCATGAGCGAGGTAGCGCGGCGGTGCGCCGTACTGGTGAGGTGAAGTTGGGGAGACAGCCGCTCGAGTGTCGCCGGCTCGAGCCCTTCGGTGACGGTGTCGGGCTTGACGTTCCAGCCTTCGTCCACGATCCCGAGCGTCGCGTCATACCCGTACACCGCGTTCTGGGATCGCACCATCCACCGTGATCCACTCAGGTCAGCCGGGCCACCATCGTCCGCCGCCTCTATCGCTTCCTTGCCGTTGGCACGGACCACCGTCCAGCCGGCCACGTCCTCCGCCCAGCGCCATGCGCCTCGCTGGATCTCACGGCAGATCGCTACGTCCGATCCGGTGTGGATCACGGTCTGCACCTCTCCGAACACCTCCGGGTGCGCCATGCGCCACAGCGCCACACCGCGCACGCGCACCGATTTGCCGGCGCGCCGGGGTGCGGACTCCACGATCACGCGGTGGGTGAGCGTCCCGTCCTCCCGATGCTCGAGCTGACGGACGATCGCCAGACACTGCCACCAGCGGAGCCGGATGTTCTGCGTTGACTCGATCCACTCAATCGCGTCCGGCCCGTACGACCCCACAGCGTCGGGTGACGGGGGGGACATGTGGAGTGGGGGCGCAGCATCGTCGGGAGGCTCCAGGTACGGCGTGAGCCAACCGAACCGAGCCAGGGTCTCCGGGGACCAAACCAGCTCCGAACGGGACGCCAGAGAGGCATCAGGGGGTCCCGGGGAGAGAGAAAGAACAGGGACGGCGGGTGTCCGGGGGGTGCCGTCTGGGGAAAACCGGGTGGGGTCACCGACAGTGAGATTGCATGACTCACAGCTACTGATTATGCGGTCGGGCGGACAGATCAGCCCGGCTTCGATGCCGTCGAGATGATGAACATGAGTCGCTGTCTTCGTGCACGTACGACGGAGCTGTGCGACCAGATGACCGGGCGTCTCGGGGTGGGTGGGTACCTGGCACACATGCCCGTCGTGTGTCAGCCTCCAGCTCCGCAGCTTGCGCCACGCTCTGGTGCTGCCTCCGGTCCACCCATCACTCATAGCAGCAGGGTGCCACACCGTGTGGTGTGACACCCTGCTGCGGGGCGGTACGTGCTAGGCGATGCTCACGCCGGGTGGCGCGGCCAGGATGGTGGCTTGGTTGGGCGTGGTGAGTTCAGCATCGGGGTCCTCAGCCGCATGCTCGATCAGCCATCCTGCCAGCTCACGCGCTACCCGCAGGGGCAGGTGTACCGGCCGGCCCCCCTTCGTGCGGATGCTCACGAAGGCGTCAGGCGATGTCACATCCCGAGTGGTGGTCACGTCACCCCCACTCGCCTCATTGGTCCACGTGGTGTGCCGTACGTAGAGCGTGTCGCCGTCGTCGTCGGTGTGCTCGAACTGCCTGCTGTATGTCATCGCTTACCCTTCCCGTCCTTGCCGCTGGCCTTGCGCTTGCTGTCGGCAACCTTGCGTCGCTGCGCTTCGTTGCGTACCCCCTTGTTCCAGTTCTCGCGTACGAACTTCGGCACGCCGTGCTGGTCGTCGTCCTCGCTGTGTTTCTTGATCGCCATGCCCTTACTCTCCGTCCGATGAGTAGCTGTGTGCGTGTTGGTGATCCCGGGGCAGGACGCATAGGCCGCCGTTCGGGTTGACGTGCAGGCACCTTCTGAAGTTCTGGAGCACAGGGCTGAGTGTGCCGTCCTCGGCCAGCTCCCACAGCACGACCGGGGTCCCGCCCGGTCCGCGTACGTACCCCGTGCTGTATGCGTTCTGGAGCCACCGCTCCAGCACTGACATAGGTACGGTCAGCTCCGCCTCGGCCATGGCCTACCTACCTTCACGCCTGCGCTTATCGCGCTGACGTTGGAGATCGTTCTTACGGGCTTCGTCCTCTTTGTGCTGACGCTTGATACGCGCCGCCTCCTGCGCCTGTGACGCCTTGCGATCGGCGCGCTTCTGCGCCTCGCTGCGCTTGTCTTTCTTGCCCCAGCGCATCAGTTGCTCCGAGCCCTGAACGCGGCCCGTTCACTGAACAGCGTCTCCACGGCGGCCGTCATGTCCGCTGAGATCGCTAGCACGTCCTCCGGTTCCAGGTCGGCTGTGTAGACCTCATCGCCTTCATGGAACAGCGCCAGCATTAGATGCGCGCCGTGGATGGTGCACGAGTTCACGCTGAACGCGATCCCCGTGTATTCGGCCGGTACTTTCTTCACCTCAGGCATCGTGGAGCTCGCTCTCATCTAGCTTGTACTCGTACGGGACGTGTAGATCAATGATCGGGTCCGTGAGGGTCCACTGCCCGTTCACCACCATGTACGTCGTGCCACAGGTCAGGCAGCAGTAGCGGGCGTACTCCGCGTTGGTGGCCGGCATGGCGCAGCAGCTCGGGATGGGAATCACCGGTTCCGCCACCCCAGGTAGGCGCTTGTGACGATGACACCGACCACCGCACCGACCGTGCAACCCCACCAGAAGGCGTATTCAACGCCCGTCGCCAGCGCGATCATCCGATGTCCTTGAGCACGTCCGCCGCCCATCGGTATGTCGGGTGTTGTGCCGCCCGAACCACGAAGCGCAGCCCAGGATGCCGCGCAGCTAGTCCATCTCGGAAGGTGGCTGACTTGGCCGCGTTCATCGGGCCGAACACGCGCACACGGCCATACTCATCGCTGGCCACCACCACGTAGCGGGGTGTCGTCATTTCGAGCTCCTGTAATCGCGTTCCAGCTCGTCCAGTTGCTCTTGC